CTTTCGCCTCCTCATGCGTAGCGAGTCCAAGTTGACCCCGCGCGCTCCACTCTACACCACAATTGTGGTTTGTTATACGGAAGGGACAAGCTGATGGAATTTTCCATAGACGGTTCCGGTTGGTTATCTGACCGGTTCGTCGACGATTGGGCCCCCACAACAGGTTCACAGATGGCTACCGTCTACCCTGACGGTACACCAGGAACCTCGTTTTGGTGGTACGATGATGCCGGAATCCGGCATTCTCAGCGCATGCGCTCTCGTAAAGCAGTAATCGCTCAACGCGAAGACCTGCCCTCGAAGCCTTGGCTGTACGTCGACAATTTCGTCGACCATTGGAAAGTTGACGCTGTTAAGGGTTTTGCTACCTCCTGCTTGCCAGTCACCTATTATGGTGGCGGACAGGCTGGACTGCATCTCCCCAACGCAAGTCACCGACACTACCTTCAAGGTTTTGTCGGGGATAACGTCGACCCCTTTGGCCAGCTCTTACCCCTTCCCCCGGAAGACCTTTTACTGAGTCTGTATGAGAAAGCCATGAGGTCCTTTCTTACACAGATGCCGGTAGAAGTCGAGGGATTCAATTTCCTCGCAGATCTGACGAGGCTAAACGAACTCATCCCTCGTGCGGCCAACTCAATCACTCAGACAGTGGCATCCGGATTCCTTAACTGGAATTTTGGATGGGCACCATTTCTGGGCGACCTCAAGGGTATCGCAAACATACTTGGAACCGTACAAAAACGGCTACAATTTTTGCGGGATTCTTGGGGTAAACGGACCCGGTTAACATTTGTCCGCAAGGGCTTTTGGGAACCACCTGTTATTCCATTCGAAATGGAATTAGACCCAGAACCATTTCACTGCGTGATTCAAAGAGAATCTTACAGGTATGACTTCCGAGCTCAGGCTTGGTTGACCCATCACCTCGAGGATCTCGATGATGCTCTGACGACTTTCCGGGCAATCGCAGTCGGCCTTGGCCTAGGCAATCCGCTTGGTGCGGTTTGGGAGGCTATGCCTTTCAGCTTCATCTTAGATTGGCTTGCCGGGGTTGACTCTGTGTTAGCTGGACTTTCCGTTACCCACATTGCTGAGGGTGACTTCTGGGTCCGGCGTCCTACGACGAGCGTCAAAATGGTTGGACGCTTAAGCGTAGCACAGTACACCGGGAGATATCCGGGCACACTTGACTGGGTATTCCCAGTTAATATTGGTGCCCTCCGGTGTAGTCGGTACACTCGATGGAGTGGACCCCCTGGAACCAAAGACTGGACCTCTTTTGTCTCTGGTTTTAGCGGCAAACAGGCGAGCTTGTTGCTCGCCATCCTCGCTGGGACGGCCTATTAAACCGCCCCACTAGCTATAGATAAGGAGCATACTATGCTACCCGATCCACTTACCCTGTACCATCCTGGTACATCCCCCACCGTCTTCTCGGTTACTTCCGTTCAGGGCCAGGAATCCGCTAGGATTTCCTCTGACTCTAACGGGAGTCCCGATCGACGTGTGCTCGTGCGCCACAGCAAGAACGGCAAAGTTGGCCAGATCATCGATCGGCACAACTTCGTGATCGCAGATACGTACACTACAGAGAGCGGGTCTGAAACGACCATTTCCCTGTCTTTGACGCTTGCGATTCCGAGGCTGCTGACAAATGGCTTGGCCATCAGTCACCAACAGCTGTGTATGTTGATCTCGGCCCTCCAAGGAGAAGTCATTACTGACATCGAGGAGGCCACCGCGAGCAACAACTTCAAGGCTTTTATCCGTGGAGAGCCCTAGGGACCTCTATTGGACACCAGACCTTGAAATGGTCTTACGCACGCTCTTGGAGGATCAAGGGTTCGTGATTCCGAAGGAGTTACGACCGTATGGCCATAACCGAAAAGCCTTCGTCCGCGTTTTACGCGGAAGTAGCTTCGTGTATTCTGCGGGACAACCCCCTGGGTCTCACTACGCCGAAGAACCTCCTGAAGGACCTCCACGTCTTAGGACGCAGGGTCTCTCACGAGGGCCTCTCCTTCTTGACGAAGTCTCTCCCCCGATTTGGGAAGGGACTTTTGTCACGGTTAGAGAGTGGTACTTCCCTATCAGAATTCAGTCTAAAACTGGATTCTGACGGTATTCCCTTGTTTATGGGGGGATACCTGAAAGTAATCTTCGACGAAGAATCGCCGGGAGATCTGCGCGCTCGGGCACTTTCGCATGTGCTCCAAGTGTGCAACCTGTGTTACAAGCTCGAACTCGAGTACTCCGCTTCGACAGCAAGAGAGGTTTGCGAAACCTTTTCCCAAGTTGAGGTCGAGATCGAATCATTCGTGCCTGAGGACAACGTCTTTACTAGATCAGCAAAGTCGTTGTTGACTGATGCTTTGAAGGGTTTCGACCCTAAGGACATCAGCCCTCGTCATGGGCCCGGTGCCGTGGCTACTGGTGAGAAGTACGCCCAGAAGTGGAGTTTTAAAACGCTCTACAATGGGATTCACCAGTACTTTCCCTACTATGAGTATTTTATGACTCATAGTAAAGAGTCGCTCGCGGATCAGAAGAGCTGGTACCAATCACTAGTCCGCCAGGAAACTGGTATGGCGAAGGTTGTGCTAGTCCAGAAAGATTCGCGTGGGCCAAGGCTAATCTCGATGGAGCCCCTGGAATATCAATATATCCAGCAAGGTCTCGGTCGAGCGTTAGCGTCCTTCGTGGAAAACTCTGCCCTCACAAAGGGCCACGTGAGTTTCACCGATCAATCGATCAATGCCAACTTAGCTTACAAAGCCTCGTTGGACAAAAGCTTTGATACGATTGATATGAAGGATGCGTCCGATCGAGTTACTGCAAGTCTGGTCCGAGCCATCTTTCCAGATGACTTGGTTCCGGCCCTCTTTGCAGTACGCTCGACGTCAACGCTTCTCCCCAATGGGGAAGAAGTGCCACTCAGTAAGTATGCGCCAATGGGGTCAGCACTTTGCTTTCCTGTGTTGTCGCTCACTGTGTGGTCTTTGTGCGTTGCCGCCATAATGGCGACGGGAGTTCCACGGGAGACAGCGCGAAAGTGCGTGTACGTGTTTGGTGACGATGTCGCCATCAAGCACGGATACACTGACGCGTGCATTGAAGTTCTTGAGGCTAACGCCTTGCGGATAAACCGCTCAAAGAGCTTCATTGACAGTAACTTCCGCGAATCGTGTGGCATGGATGCCTTCTACGGTGTTCAGGTTACTCCAATTCGTTTGAAGAAACTGTTTCCGCAGACGGGTGAACGTGACGCAGCCGCTTACGCAGCGTACGTCGCATCTGCTAATAACTTCAAGCAGAGCGGCTACCAGGGCACGAGCCAGTTCCTAATTGACTCGGTGGAGGTAGTCTTTGGTCCTATCCCTTTTGGGACGACCCGGAGCTCCTTCCCGTGCCTGATCGAACCTACCTACGCGAACGCCATTATGGCGAACAAACGTAAGGGGATTCGTATCAGGTGGAATGCTGCGAAATCCATTGTGGAATGTTTCGTTAGAGGCTTAAGACCCCTCAAGAAACGTTCCATAGCCCGAGAATGGAAAAGGTTGTTGCAATCAATTTTGCAGCCCTCTCGCGATCCCGAAACATGGATGGTCCGTGGTGGC